TAGCTAGAAGAGCTTGGTTGGCTTCAGAGTTAACCCAACGGTCATACGCAGATGATTGCTCCTGCATTTGCTGACCATACAACTCTGTGTAGTCAGACTGAGCATCATCACCGTATTGAGTAAGATCTTCGCCCTCAAGAATCATCAACTCATCTTCAGTTAGTCCTCCGGTGTATTCATCCCAGTTACCAACATCGTAATCACCAGCTTGAATTAACCCCTCTCGCTCAGTCATGTAAGCAAGATAGTTATCAAAGTCACCGAAGGCTTGCTGAAGCATTCTAGAGCCTTCGTCATTGAAGTACTCACGTAGCTCAGATTCTGTTACTTGTGTTGCGTCACCTCTTTTGTATAAAAAATCAGGATTTGCATCACCTAACTCAACACCTTTAAAAAATGTAAAGGTAGTTACGCCTTCTGGTTCTGGTGCAGGTTCAGCATCTTTTGTATCTGGTAAAGGCTTAGGTGGAGCAAGCTCTATTTCAGGCTCTGGAGCAGGTGCAGGCGCTGGTGGTTCAGCGTTAGGGTCAAACGGTCCAGTTTCACCGGGCTGAGTCTTTGTAGGATCACTGCTAGGCGTACCTACAGGTGCAGTTTGTTGTGGAGCAGGAGCAGGTGTTGGTACTGGAGCATTAGGATCGAATGGCCCAGACTTTCCCGGCATCTGCTTGGGTGGTGAACTAGGCGTACCTACAGGACCAGTCGGAGCGGGTGCTGGTTGTTTAGTAGGAGCAGGCTTAGTAAGCATACCTTCCCTGCCTTTTACAGGCACATAGCCAACAGGAGTAAACTCAACAAGCTGCCCGTTTATCTCTAAAATGTCACCGTATCTTGGAGTTGCCATTTACTTTTCCCTCGACACGCCTTTGGTTTTTTCATAAGAGCGCATAGCACCAAGACCAAGCATACCCATCAGTACAGGCATCATAGTCTCTAGGTCAATGAGTGGTATAGTGACTTCAATAGCCAACAGAGCTAGTACAAAGTTGGTAAACGGTATAACCATAAAGTTACCCATCATACCCAAGACACAACACCAGCCTACTGCAGGTCTCCAACCAGAGACAAACAAGGACTTATGTGCCGCTTCTACTTTGTTAACCTCTAGCTGTGCCTTAGCAAGCTCCTGAGCGTGTCTCTGAGCCATTGTAGCAACTTCATGGGCCAGCCTAGCCTTCTGGTCCTTGTCCTGCACAAACTTGTCTAGAAGCCCTGTAACAGGCCCTATGAGCGACTCAATCATCTAGCAAACTCCAAAATAGCAATAGCCACAGTGACGATAACAGCAATAGACGCAAAGCCTCCTGTCATCATCTTCTCTAGTTTGTCAAAGCGTTGGTTGTGTGCGTCCAGTTGCATCTGGATCATTTGGTAACGAATGCTGCACTCACGCTCGTGTGACTCTAAACGCGATATAGCTTGCTCTAGGTCTGACATGACTATTCCTTATTATTTTGCTCGACAGTTACCTGAGCGTCTAGTTTACCAATTTCTACTTCTAGTCTGTTTAGCTGCCTGCGTAACTCGTGTATCTCTACGTTGCGTTCTTCCAGAGCCATGATCTTAGCGTTCTGTATAAGATCATCTGGTAACGCACCACGCATACCCAAAGGCCATTCACGAACAAACGCAGAGTTTTCCTGTATGTTCATGTCCTGTATTTCTTGGCTGTGTTCAACCGTAGTAATACGAGTGTCTAGCGTTACGTAAGCAGTAGTAGCCATAACGATGCCAGCACCAAGAGCAATTAAGTTCCTTAGCGGTATAGCTACCTTGGTGTTGTCATCAATTTCAGGCATTACCACGGCATACCATCAGCAGACACAGGGTTCTTCTGCGCTTCAATGTTAGCTGTCAGTGCCGCTTCAGTAGCATCCTTGTCTACCTCTGCGTGTACCCAGCCCATAACTACTTCTTCTGTCAGACTGTCGTAAGCAACAAAATCATCAGCATCAGGGTCAGGTGTAAAGCCTACAGTGCCGTATGCAGAGGCAGTGTGGGTAACAGCGTCGTCGCCAGTACCAACAGTTTCAGATTCAGTAACACGCCAGTGTGCAACGGTTACACCGCCGTCTGCCAAGTTACGCTCAAGGTTAGCTATAGTCCATGTAGCCATTAGTTTTCTCCTAGTTAAATAGCGGCAATGATGAAGGCAAGTAGCTCAGAGTAACGCACACCCATTCGTGAACGCTCTTCACCAGTTTCTTCATCAGTCCAAGTTGAGTTAATAAACATTCCGTAACGTCCAGCGTCTAGGCCTTCTGCTTCAAATGCGGCTTGTAAGTCTTGAGCAATAATGCCGAAGTGGATACGTGCGTCGTCACCTTTGTCTGCTACTGAAGACTTCCAGCGGAACTTACGTAGTAATCCTTTACACGCTACAGCGACACGTTGTTCTGCATCTGACAGCTCTTCAATGTCTTGCTTTTCGTTACGGTCAGACGTGTTAATTGTGCCGTTGCCCGCATAAATATCACGATACCTAGAGTTGTTCTTACCTAAGTCGATGGCATCGTCATTATTTCCACCGCTTGTTGTACAAGGGAATACTTCATTGTTTGTAAAGCGTATGTTTGCGTAAGCAGACGAGTTGGCATTTCCGACTACAAGGCCCGAACCATAAGTGCTTATTGCTCCGACTGCTGAGCCGTCTTTGTACAGCCCAACTAGAATACCATCGTTAGAAAGTCGATTGACTTCTATACAAGCGGCTTCGTTGACAATAAATTGACCTCCACCATCAGGCGTTAATCGACTACCAGCGGTTGAAAAACTTGTACCAGTCTTACCAACCAGCACGTTGCCCTGATACGTAATACGCATCGCTTCACTAAGTTGCGCTGAACCACCACCTGAGGTTTCTTGAACGTAGAAATTTAAGCCATTTTGGTCGGGGTCGCTGTAAGTTTGTACGCCTATAGCCGCGTATTTTCTACCGCTTGATGGTCTACCGAAACCTATTGCCGTGTTGACTGTATTTGCAGAAAACGATTCCTTGCCTACAAATAAACCAAAGCCAGTATGGTCGCCATCATTAGAGTCTATAGTTAAGGAGCCAGTGTTTTCACAAGCTAAAATAGCAACTGGGCTTTGACTGTTGATTCCAACCTTGCCGCTTGAGTCGATACGCATGCGTTCAACCATGCTACTACTAGAGTTTCTTGTAGAGAACATCATTGCTCCCTCAAAGCCTCCAGCAGTATTAGTGTTTTGAACTAATAGCTTTGCTACCGTGCCTGTGTTTCCTAAGTTATTGCCTCCAAGAAATGTAAGCCCAGCATATTTATTGTTGCCTGTTTCCTCTATAAATATACTCGAAGCATTAAAATCTGTAGGTGTTGCCGAAGTTGACGAAACAATATCTAGCTTTGCTCTTACTGACGAACTACCAATACCGACGTTGCCGCTTTCAAAAACAGTGCTGAATCCACTTCGTGGGTTTACTTTTAAGTTGCCATCACCAGCATAAGCAATACTTGCTCCGCCTCCATGAGCAGTTCCCAGCTTCAAAGCATCAAAATTAGTTATGCCAATTTGACCATCAATTTCCAAAGACTCATTAGCCGCCGACCACGTTAACTTTGCAGTTGTGCCAGTGTCTTCGTAGAAACTAATGTCGCCATTATTAGCTATTCCTAATCGCTCTGTATTATTAGTGTGTAAACTCATAGGAATGTTTGCTATTGTTTTAACAAACAGTTCAGTAGACCGACTTTGTATTTGTGAATAATTAGACGCTCCACCATTTGGCCTGAAATTTAACTGCGAAATATTGTCAGACGACCTGCCATCAAAATTAACTGTGTTAGCAGAAGAGTCAGAGTTAAACGTTGATGCGCCACTAGATGCCGTCACAGTACCCGTTACGTCGATGCCTGTAGAGGTGGTTTCTAGTACTTCTGAAGCATTATGAAATAGTCGGACAGTACCGCCGTTGCCGTTATCAGCCGTGGTTATGTAGTCATATCCACTATTGTCTTGCAACTGCAAAGTAGATGCTCGAAGTTGTATTGCATCAACTCCGTTTGTAATTCTAAGAGGCGTACCACTACTAGAAATTCTAGAAACAGCACCATCGTGATAAATCTGTAGGTCTGAGCCAGCACCGAAGATAGCCTTGTCGTTGTCGCCGAAGGTTACGTTGGCAGAAGTCGCAAGACCTGCAAAGGTTGGAGTGTCAGTAGTAGCAACACCTTGATCCAGAGACTTAACAGCAGTCTCATTGGTCAACTCACTGTCCATGACAGCACCAGCGGCAGTGACGTTAGTTGTGTCCGTTACGTCCGCTAAGGCTTCGATACCGTCTAGCTTACTGTGATCTGCATCAGTGAATACATTGGAGTCCGTAGCGGCTTCTACTGCGGCTCTAATCTCAGCATTGGTTTGGTCGCCTGTAGCGCCTGCTTCAATGCCATCAAGTTTCGTATGGTCTGCATCGGTAAAGACGTTAGAGTCAGTAGCGGACTCAACCAGTGTACGAATCTCTGCGGCTGTTTGGTCAGCAGTAGCACCAGACTCAATACCGTCTAGCTTAGTGCCGTCAGTAGCTATGTCACGGCCATCTACAGTACCGCCTACAGTAATGTTGCCTGTAGCAGAAACAGTAGTAGCAGAGACAGCGGCAGGAGTAGTGCCACCAATGACAGTACCGTCAATAGTACCACCATCAATGTCAGGAGTGTTTACGTCAGGAGACGTGAGAGTTTTGTTAGTCAGCGTCTGAGTGCCAGTCAGTGTGGCAACGGTAGAGTCAATAGCAAAGGTAACAGCATTACCTGAGCCAGACGTATCAACACCAGTGCCGCCTGTGAAGGTCAGTGTCTCAGAGTCCAAGTCAATACTAAGCGCACCACCAGAGTCAGCTTGGAAGTCTAGGTCTTGTGCAGTGACTTGTGAGTCAACGTACGCTTTTACGGACTGCTGTGTAGGAACCAGAGTTGCACTGTCGGACGACATATCGTCTTCGTCAACGAATGCAGTAACACCAATGGTTCCGTCAGAAATAGTTTCAAAGGTCAGGGTTCCGGTAAACGTAGGCCCTGCTGTGTCAGCTTTGGTTGCAATAGCTGTGGAGATTGCATCAAACTCTGTTTCAAATTCAGCGCCACGGATAATCTTTCCTGAGTCGCCTGTAGGTAACGAGTCCTTAGCTTCAAAGTCTGTAGTCTTAGAGTAGTTCGACATTGGAAAGTCCTATTGCAGAGAAGAAGGAGGAGAAAGGAAAAGGGGCCATTGCTGACCCCCTAGTGGACTTACTCGTCGCAAACTGCGAGGATGAATCCAGCTTCTGGACGGTATACTTCTACGCCGTACAGAGTGTCCGAAGTGAACAGTGTTGACAGGTATTCCTGCTTGTACTGTGTCTGTGACCGGACAGACATTTGCTCTGCCATAACAAGAGCGTCAGAGTGGAAGAACAAGCAACCACGAGTGTCATCAGAAGAAGCACTGTTTTGACCTGCTGCTTCTACAACTGGAGCGTTGCTTGAAACGTAAATGTCTACGCCGTAGAGGTTACCAATAAGGCCAGACTCTACACCACGACCACCAACGAAGTCAGAAGACACGTAACGCTCAATGCCCATCAGAGACTTACGTACTGCAGGTGGGACTACGAGGCAACGACCTTCCATAGGTACGTCAGCATCGTCCATCAGCTTAATAGCTTCACGGAAACCAAGGTCAGTGAAGTTGTCACCTGAAGTTACAGTGTCAACAGCATAAGCAGCAAGGCCAGCAGCGGCATTGAAGTAATAGCTGTTGCTGTTAACCCAGTTAGCACCAGTGTTAGCTGGAGTCTGAGTACGAGTACCATCACCAAAGCCAGTAGCAGCATTGATAAGATCAGTGTCTACCTTAAGAGCAAGCTGGTAGCCAGCATCTTCAGTGTAGAACTGACGGAGGCTGTTGAGAGCCTGTACTTCTACAATGTCTTCGATAAGACGTGAGTACTCGAAGTGACGGTCAACACTGACAGTCAACTCTGACTCAAGGTTCGCTTGGATTGTTACCGCAGTTGATTCCGCCTTAGCAGAAGCTGAACCACGAGTAGGCTTAGGGATGTGGATTACATCGCCTTTCTTGCCAGACATTTGAAT